ACGGAACATTTTCGGAAGCTAAATGGGCGAAATCTTTCGTAGAAATAAGGGTTGAGGAATAGAACATGTTCACTGAACCACCGATAACCGTTCAACCTTATCAGCAAGGTAGTGTAAGCTATAATTGGACAATAAGAAGTAGTATAGCTTATGACACCGTACAGTCTGGAAGTGGAAAAAGTGGTGGGGGTGATGATATGTACATAAAAGTCGCTAGACTTGAATCTGATATGGAACACATCAAAAAAGCTATCGCAGAAATCAAAGATGATGTCCGTGAAATCAAGCGAGACGCGCGTACCGATTTTCGCATGTTGTTCGGGGCTTTGATTTTTGTTGCCCTGGGCCTTGCAGGGCTTATGTCTAAAGGATTTCATTGGTTGTAAAATAAGCTTTTCCACACCCACCAAACACTAGCTCGCCTTCGCGCGGGCTTTTTTTGTGCCCTTCCTAAGTCCAGACGCTCATTTTTAAAACCCAATCTTAATTCTTAAAAGCAACAATAAAATTAGGCATTGCCTATTGACAATTAATTAGGTGTAGCCTAATAATGCTCACATCAACAACGAACAAGCGATGTAGGGGGGAGGATGGGCGAGAAAGAGCTAAGACATGTCATCGCACTATTACTCGAGGATGTTAAACACCTTCAGGAAATCGAACCAAATACAGGCACAGAGGCCCGCATTTGGCTGGCTAAAGACGCACTTGAATCTGGTGATGAGGACGGTGAAGACAATTAGGCGTCGTCAAGATTTATAACGTAACGACCCGCTGACTTTGTCACCAGAATTTTAGGGTTAGGTGTTACTTTTTCAGCAATAGATAGAGCAAGATCGCCGACTTGAAATTTAGATTTAGTGGCACTTACATAATTGTACTCAGCATTTGGAAGCATCTTTTTTTTAACACTTTTACTGGGTTTAATTTTTCGCGAGAAGCCTTTTTCTTCCATTTTTTCATGGAGCTCCTCGTAGTCAGCATCGGTTGAATCACAAAGTTCGACGCGGACAGTAAATTTCGACATTTTTAATTCCTTCTTGGTTGTGTGGTTACTACCAAGATACCACCGCCGCCTGAGGTGGAAAAGTTAGCCAGGCACCCAATCGCATGAGCACTGGTAGCGGCCGGCCCATAACCCAATCCGCTATATATCGCCTCAGTGCTCAGCCGATTGTGGTGATCAGGGGATTGTTGGGGTTATCCACCCTGCAGCTGGTTCGATTCCAGCCACCCAAGAATGCTAACGCGGGGCAAACAGGTGAGGCAGTGATAGACGGCTGAAGCCGCACTTACGCTGATAAATCCAGTGAACCCTGCCGGTGCATGTACGCCGGTCACACCGTGCCGCGCCACCCTAGGTTAGGTGGCAACCTATACACCAGTGCGAGCGAGAAGTACCGCGGCGATATGGCCTGTAAACCGTGGAGAATTACAACAGGCACACCCGCCACCCGCGTAGCGTGGCGCCGGACGATGGGTAACCGGCACACAACAGGTAAGCGAATTGAACAGACGTAAAAACACCACGCCTCAATGTCCGGCGTGAGGCCAGTTAGCTAACCGTTGTGGTTCACCAAAGAGCTGGTATGCATGCCCATCCATGGCATCCGGAGATAAGCGCCGGGGACCACAAGTCGAATCGCCGTGGAACGCGATAATTGCTGTGTGTATTTGCTGTTGTTGGCGGTGACGCTAGCTTCTTCAACTCAAAAAAGGGGTGAAGACAATGTTCTGGCTGGCGCGCCGCTCTTTTTCGCTAACGCGAGGTAACCATGTCTGAAACAAATCGTGCAACAAATGTCCCTGATTTTCTGGGCGAGCTCGACGGTGGCATTTTTGAAACAAAATTCGCCGGCGCGCTAAATGAAGTTGCCCTAGGCGTGCTGAACAACGGACAAGTTGGAGAAATCACCCTCAAATTTAAAGTCCAGCGCTTGGGCAAATCTCTCGAAGAAAAGCGTGTGATGATCACTCACAAATTGATCTACGTGCGCCCAACGCCGCGGGGGAAATTCTCTGAAGAAAACACTACTGAAACCCCAATGTATGTCAACCGCGGCGGCCGCCTGACTATCCTCCAGGAAGATCAAGGACAACTGCTTACTCTGGCCGGAGAGATTGACGGCCAGCTTCGCTCCAAATAATTAACTATTTAACCGATTATTTTAAGGAAAAATAATGGCACAGACTGTTGATTCAAGCGCTATTGACCAGATTAAAAGTCTGGTCCTCGGCCAGCAGGTAAACGAACGGCTGAATAGCACTACTCTCTCCCCGGTTGTAGCGGTGCCCGAGGGAGTGGTATTGAAAAATCTCGAACAATACCTCACCGGACGCGTCCGTTTTCGCGGTAATTTGGCCACGGCCAGTATTGATGATTTTATTCGATATTCTACCGGTTACGCGGAAGAAGGCGCACGGTGTTTTATTGACGCTGACAAAATGAGTGCGGTTTCAGTTTTCAATCTTGGCACCACTGCATTACCTGGGCACGCAGATAACACCGCATCACTGTCACTTAAAAGCACGGCGCCGTTCTCAGCGGTATTGAGCATTAACGGCGACCGCAAATCGCAAAAAGAACTGGCCGAATGGATAGAGGACTGGTCGGAATATATTATCGGGTTCTCATCGAACGGCGACGTGATTGATCCAAAAAAATCAGCGGCTGCACTGCGTAAAATTACTATTGAGGCCAACCAGAAAGCCGACTATGAGGACAACGATTTCAGCGGCAAACGCTCCCTCATGGAAAGTGTTGAGGCAAAAACGCAGGAAATTATGCCGGTGGCATTTGAATTTAAATGCATCACCTATGAGGGACTCACTGAACGTGCAATTAAGCTGCGGCTGAGCATTATCAATTCTGATCGCCCTATTCTTGTTTTAAGGATTGTTCAATTAGAGGACGTCGAGGAAAAAATAGCAGCCGAGTTTAGGGATTTGTTAATCGGTAAATTCAAAGACAGTACTGTAGAGACGTTTATCGGAAAATTTACAGCGTAATGATGTGATGCCCCGTTTGGGGCATTGAATAAACGTTTAATTTAACCCAGCGAAAAATTGCCAATTTTGGCAGGGCTTCGCTTTGCCAAAATACTGCATCGGAGTAATTACAATGAGCGATTTAATAAAGATTATTACCCGTAAAAAAATTGAACACAGCGTTAGTGATAATGGCGCTATTACCGTTCCCGGAAATTTGGATTTAGAAGGAATTACCATCACCAGTCTGCCGGATAACCTGAGCGTCGCTGGCGGGCTGTACCTGCAGGGTTGCACCGGCATCACCAGTCTGCCGGATAACCTGAGCGTCGCTGGCGGGCTGGACCTGCAGGGTTGCACCGGCATCACCAGTCTGCCGGATAACCTGAGCGTCGCTGGCGGGCTGTACCTGTGCGGCACCGGCATCACCAGTCTGCCGGATAACCTGAGCGTAAAGGGCAGCTTTTATCTTGATCCTCAGCACATAGACAATGTGGCGTATCGCGAGAACTGCGGCTATTCCAGCAGGACTATTTTCGCTGTTTGGATGGACAACACGTTCAAAATCGCTGCAGGGTGTTTTTTCGATACGCTCGATGCGTTTGAAGATGCCGTTGATGAAAAATATTCTGGTGTTGCCGCTGAGAAATATAAACAGGCCGCGCGGGATTGCGTTACCGAATTAACCGAAAAGCTGAATAAGGCGGTGGCATAATGACCTGGATAACCACTTTCAGCGGCCGGCATTTCGATTATGCCGATCCAGATATTAATTCAATCTGCATAACCGACATCATTCACGCATTATCAAATGAATGCCGCTATGCCGGACATTGCCAAGAATTTTATAGTGTTGCCCAGCACTCTGTATTAACAAGCATGATTGTGCCACCAGAATTTTACCTCGAAGCACTGTTGCATGATGCTGCAGAAGCCTACTGCAAAGACATTCCCAGCCCATTGAAGGCGCTTTTACCCGACTACCGCGCTATCGAAGAACGTATTGATGCGGTGATCCGGCGCAAATTCCATTTACCGGAAAAAATGAGCCGTGAGGTGAAAAGAGCGGACCTGATCATGCTGGCTACCGAGCGCCGTGATCTTGAAATCGATACGGAAACCTTCTGGCCAATGTTAGAGGGAGTTCCCGCAGCAGATATAAAGGTTTACCCAATGACACCCACTCAAGCAGCTCGCCAGTTTTTCAGCCGCTGGGATAAATTGACTGAAGAAATGAACGGGTTTTAACAATAAACATGGCGGTGTTCTATGTCAAAATATCAATGCAGTGTCTGTGGAAAATATAAAAAACCGAATAAAGACAACTTTATCGTTGGTGATAAAGTTACTTTTGCAGTGGTGAAAGAGTTATCTCACTATACCAGAATATTGACAAAGACTGGCAAAGTAGAATGGGTTAAAGATTTATACGTTGGGGTTAGGGCTGGAAATAAAGTCTTTATCAGAAAATTTAGTGAAGTAAATCCTTCGGATGCCCCGTCTATTTTGACCTATGCACTCTTTGGTTTATGTGAATGTGAAGCGCAAGCAGAAAATCCGCTTAACAGATCGGGGACGTCACAATGAATCCGAATGACCTTTTTGCTGTTCCCGTAGATCTCTTAAAACGTGCCCGGGATGAAATTAGTTTTTACTTTCTTACTTCTAAACCCTCTGATACGTGTACAACTATTTTGGGGGATCTGGAAGTGGCAATACGTGAGGCAACAAGGGTAAAACAATGTACATGCCCATCTGGTGACGGTTCCCTGCGCTGGCCGTGCCCAGTTCATCCGCCTAAACCTGCTGCAATCAGGGTGCTGGATGAACGCGCAGCGTTTGAGACTTTTATCGCTGAACGCTTCGGGGACCTCATTGATCGCCGACGCGCGCTTAACGGGGACAATGAGTATATGTCCTGGGATATGGCTGTAGCCTGGATTGTCTGGCAACCGCGCGCCTCTTTGCTCGCCACCGTCCCAGCCCTCGGCGCGGAGTATGACGGATTAGGCGCACTCCCACGGCCAACGCTTGACGATCTATCAAAATATGGCAGCGACTATGCTGGATTTGAAAAATGGATGACGGAAGTAGCGAAAGTTATCACTGGAAGTAGCGACCCCTATACCCAGGAGCTGGAGCGCCGATTTTGGAAAATATGGGAGGATTGCCAGCTCGATGAATGCAAATTAACACCGCCCGGCTGGGGCCCGTACGCTGTTTGGCGGCGCCATAAACCCACCAGCGCGGATAAGGATGGTGACGCATGAGCCGCATAACTTTTGTCGTTGAATATGAGGATGGGAAAGAACCACCGGTGCATGCCGCCATGGATGTGGCCGGCGGTCGTTTGATAGCTTTCAGTTTTAAGGATGAATTTGCTGCGCAGAAAAAAAAATCCGTTATTGGGTATGTTGATATGTTCTCAGTGATGAGCATGCAAAACGGTGATCAAAATTATTGTTTATTGCGTCCAGCACCAAAAACAATGGCGTATGCAGAAGTCTATGTTGGGAAGTCCATGGCCGTTCCAAAGCCCACCAGTGCGGAGGGCTATGACCATGACTGAATCAGAAATATACGCAGCGGTGTATCAGATGAAAGCCGGTGGTGGCATCGCCTTGGCGCTTGAAAGCGGATCTGCTCGGGAAAAATTACTCGCAAAATTTGTCGATGTTGTGCTCGAGCAAAGGCCATGGGATTTGAAAATAGATAACTACCATCTACGTGAAGAAAACGCCAGATTGCGAGGCAACCAGGGCCGGTTGCTGATGAGAATATCGAGGGCCCTTACTATTCTGCATGAACATAGTGA